AAGGTGACGTGATCACCTTCCAGGCTATCGAACTGGAGATCAAGATCGGTGATGGAAATGTGACGTACACCGAAGCGAATGAGTATGAGTATGATCTCGACCGAGGCGTTCTCGATTCCGTCCGCGCCGGTGACCAGGTTCCGATGGATGTGAACCTCGACTTCGTTTATGAATACATCACAACAGGGACCAATGAGGAAACGTCCCCGATGGACGCTTTGAAGCAAATCGGTGGAGCCTCCGAATGGCGAAGTTCGTCTTCCGATGGTTGCGAGCCATATGCTGTCGATGTGGAAATCATCCACACCCCAATTTGTACCACTCAGGAAATCGAAACGACTGTGTTCCCGGACTTCCGTTCCGAGAGCCGCGAGCCTGATCTGGGTGAAGCCAGTGTCTCCGTTTCCGGTCGCTGTAATGCTGTTCAACCCATCGTCACTCGGTCTGCCCACCCATAAGGAGGTGTATCATCGCGCGTATCGAACTCAAAAATTGTACCATCAAATTGAAAGATGGTTGGTCGGGTTCTGGTCTGGTGGATGACTTGTCGATTGCCGATACGGACACCACTCTGGAAGTCGACACGTTGGCGTCTACACCTGAAGACACCACTATAATCCCAGTTGGCGTTCGTTTTACGATTGATACTGTGACTGCCGTCACTTTCACAATCACCGCCGTCAACAACAACGAGCAGCAAGAGATTGATCTGGACACGCCCTCTGCGGGCAACTTCACTCTGACATTCGATGGTGAAGGTCCTACAGGGTCTATCTTGTGGAATGCTACAGCCGGAACTGTTCAGACTGCTCTTGAACTTCTCGCCAATATCGACTCTGGTGACATCGAAGTCACTGGAACCGCTCCGGTCTTCATCGTTGAGTACAAGGGTCAATACCTTGATACTGACGTGGCGTTGATGACTATCCAAGATGTCGACCTTGTCGATGCTGGTTCGGAGGCTATCACAGTCCTCCATGTTGGAGGTATCTCTTGGGAACTCACGTTCACACCGGCATTGGTCTCTGGCAACTTGCCCGCCAACGACGATGTAATCACGTACCTTCCGCAAGAACTCGAAATCAAAATCGGTGACGGCAACTTGACGTACACCGAAGCCAATGAGTACGAGTATGATCTCGACCGTGGCGTTCTTGACTCCGTCCGTGCTGGGGATCAAGTCCCGCTCGACTTGAATCTCGATTTTGTGTACGAGTACATCACGACAGGGACGGCTGAGACAATCTCGCCGATGGATGCCCTGAAGGGAATTGGTGGAGCCTCTGGTTGGGTCTCCAGTTCTGCTGATGGTTGTGAACCGTACGCCGTAGACGTGGAAGTTGTCCACACCCCGATTTGTACCACTCAGGAAATTGAAACGACTGTGTTCCCGGACTTCCGTTCGGAGAGTCGTGAGCCTGATTTGGGCGAAGCATCCGTTTCTGTTTCTGGTCGCTGTAACGTTGTCCAACCGACCGTGACACGTTCAGCCCATCCGTAGTGAGTTTTACAGTCTGGGTGAGCACACCACTCACCCAGACTTTTTTTGGATTATCTTGAGGGAGATCAAAATGAAGATTGGTGGAATCGATCCGAAGTCCATGCCGACCGAAGTATTTCTTGTCTTGCCCCGTGGTGAGCAAGAGATTGTTTTCCGCGCCAGAGGCGTCCCCGACTATGTGGAGTTCCACAAGCTCTGTCCCGAGCCCAAGGCTCCGAAAATCAACAAGCCAAAAGAAGGCTGGGTTGACAATGTCGATGAGCCTGGCTACAAGGACATGATGAAAACCTATGGGTTGAAGAGATTCGCCTGGCTGGTCATCAATTCTCTGGAACCCAGCGAAATCGAGTGGGAGACCGTCACCATCGACAAACCTTCCACATGGCTTGGATGGGAAAAAGAAATGCGAAACTCTGGCTTTAGCCAAGTGGAGTGCAATCGTATCCAAGCTCTGGTCATGGAAGCCAACTGTCTGGATGAAGACAAACTCGAAAAGGCTCGCGAAAGTTTTCTTGCTGGTCAGCAGCCGGTTCCAAGCGAATACTCTGGCCAAAGTATCGCACCGGAGAGTACGCAATCTGGAAAGCCTGCCTCCGAGTAGGCATACTTCCCCCTGATGTCAATCCCATATGGGAAGACAATGGGGTACAGATGCAAGCGATGATTCTTGCGTACGATCAAACTTGTGAGTATGACGAAGCAGCCATGGGCGGTTGTCCTATGGCTGCTTCTTCCAAGAAACGTCGCTAATGGAGACTGTTGACCATGAGATTCACAGGCAAGCTGGTCTCGTTTGATCTTGATATGGCTGCATACAAGAAGAAACTTGATGCACAACTTTCCGAGGACCTTGAGAGGGTGACCACTGTTTGGCTCGATGCTGTTCTTGCAGAAGTCCCCGATTGGTCGGGTGCTTCAAGAGCGACCTTTTTGCAACTCGCAAGACAGGCAAAGTACTCAATTCAATTCGAGTCACGGGTGATTAGTAGAAAAGCCTTTGGAACCCAACATGGTCGAGGTAGTATGACCATGGATAAAGCCAAAGGGATTTACACTTTCTCATACTCGACCGACCTGGACTGGTTGGTCAGGAATGAGTATAAGCATAACACAAAGAAAAACGACCCCACTGTTTTCTATAGACTTCTGAGACCAGGACCCTACCATTTTCAGAAGAGAGGTCTGGCTGCATTTGAACGGGAGGCAGCTAATGTTCGTCTTCCAAATCCCTGGAAATCGTTGAAGCTCACATCTCATAGGATAAAGGCGAAATAATGCCAGAGATCAAACAAACATTGGGCTTTGACGCCTCACAAGCTATCCGAACCTTGGACCAACTCGATGCGGCGATGCAGGCAGTACGAACACGATTTAGTAGTACTGCTAAAGCGATGGGTACTTTCAACCAGAAAGCCACCACAACAGAAGGTGTCCTGAAGCGTTTGAAGACAGCCGCAAGTGGTGCCGCCACTCAGATGAATCGATTGAACAAAGCCGCTCCTGTAGCTCCCAGCAATGCTAATGCTATCAACCAGGCAGCCGCCAGTTTGGAAAAGATAGAAAAGGCTGCCAAGAAAACAGGTAAGGCAGTCGAAGATTCTGACAAAAAGACGAAGGACTGGACAGTCTCTTGGAAAACAATATCTCGGGTCCTGGGAACTCAAGCACTCGTTAGAGCCTTGAATGCTATTCGGCAAGCTCTAAGAGCGACTATCAAGGATGCCATTGATTTCCAAAAAGCTATCGCCGAAATCGGAACTATCAGTGACAGGCAAATTGGTGGTCTCGAAGGTATCGGAAGAGTAGTAACTGACATCTCTAACAAGTTCAATGTTGGTCTGGCTGATACTGCTGAGGCGGCATACCAAACTGTATCCAACCAGGTGGCGAAGACAAATGCCGAGTTGGAATCCTTCTTAGGGTCGGCGGCTAAGTTTGCCAAAATCACCAAGACAGATATGGCTACAGCGGTCAATCTTCTCTCTGGTACTTTGAACGCCTTTGGGAAGACCGTTGGTGAGACCGAGGCGGTCGCTGCCAAGTTCTTCAGCACTATCAAGCTAGGTCGTACCAGGGCTGAAGAGTTAGCACAGGGTATGGGTACAATTAACCCCATCGCTGTAAAACTCGGTATCTCTATGGAAGAGTTGAATGCAGCAGTTGCGACACTGACTATCCAAGGTCTGAAGACTGACAAGGTAGTCACCCAGATTCGTGGTGCAATGCAGGGGTTCTTAAAAACTACTACCTCAATGGAAGAAGCATTGAAGAAACTTGGTTTCTCCACTGGTGAACAGATTTTGCAAGCCTTCAACTTACAGGATGCCATCAAAGCGGTCGTCGCAGAGACTGATGGTAGTGCTTCTTCTATCGCAAAATTGTTTCCACGTATCCGTGGTCTGACAGGTGTGATGGGATTAGCTGCTGATGAATCTGAGCACTTCAATAAATCCCTGGAGGAACAGAAGACGGCTCTTGAGGATGTCTATGATCGTGCTTACAAGCTCGTGGTTAGTACCGATGCCGAGAAGGTCACAAAGTTCTTCAATGAAGTGAAGAACTTCTTCACAACAGAATTTGGACAAAGAATCCTTAGCGGTCTTGTCTTCGTTCTGAGACTCGATGTTGAAGACCCCAAGTCTGCTCTTGAAACTCTCCGGGAAGTCAATGCCGAGATACTCAAGGAAGCAAACAAACAGGCTGACAAACGACTTCAAATTACTATGGATGGGATCGAAGAGAGACAACAAGCATCAGCAAGGGCAGCCGCCGTCGCTCGCCAAGGATTCTTTGCAGCGGCTGATGCTGCGGAAGAAGCCAACAAGATTATCGTAGCGAGTACAGAGTGGGCTTTGGAAAGTATGCTTGGTCCCGTCAGCGCTGCTGTTGAAAGTATCAGGAAGGCATCATCTGAAGGCAGAGACTTGATGAGAGATTTCGCCACTGAGGCGGACCAGTCTCTCAAGAGTGTTCAAAAGACGGCTTTTGTGCGTGCGTTGCGTGTAACAGATGATCCAAATGTCAAAGTCTCTCTGCTGCGGAAAAAGTCCGCAGAAGAATCTCTACGTGCTCAAGTTTTGGCTGCCAAAGCCACTACTAAGGCAGAGTTGAATGCTGCCAAAGCCCTTCAAGCTAGTTCGCGTGCTTACAACGACCAGGCTTTCTCCATCGCTTTGTCAATCAAGAAGAAGTTCCAGAATGGTAAAGCTACCCGTGATTTGACCAAACGCGAGTTGGAGTTACAACAGCAACAGGCTAGTCAAATCACTCAAGACTTACTGATAAGACAGGATCGTTATCAGAAGGCTCTCAAGAAAGGTGATCAGGGGGTAAAGGATAACTCAAAATCCCTTGCTGAAAGTAGCCGCGAGATTGTCCAGTATGAGGCTAAGTTGAAGGGTCTTGCCGAGAGGCTAGTTGAACTCGAAGAGACTGCTGCTGATATAAGCCTAACCCCAGCAGACCGGGAAATTCAAAAGGAAGCTGCCGCTCTAGCGGCTGAGGACCTTGCCAAGACATACCAGGAAGGTATCGACAAGTTTGCTCTTAGTGCTGACCCTCTGGTAAGAGGTCTGTTTGAAGAGATTCAAAAGGCCGATGTTTCTGTTGAACTTGAAACCATCTTGCAAGTTCCAATGAACATGCAAGAAATTCATGATCAAATTCAAGCTGCTTTTCAGGCAATGTTTGATGCTGATCCTCTGAATATCAAAGTGAAGTTCTTTGCAGGGGAAGAAGGTAGGACTGTCGAAACTCAGCAGCAACTCTCTCAAGAGACATCAAAGTACTTTGAGAGCCTCGGAGACGTTGCGAAAGCTACCAATGCCGCTGAAAAGTCCCAGAATGAGCTTACTAGGTCCCATCTAGATTCCATTGACACCCTCAATACTCTCAATGCAATTTCTGAGGAACGGACTCGCAGAGGAGTTACTTCCCCATTCAGTTCAGTTCGTGGACCTGATATTGATTTCACTAAACCTCTGAGCGAAGCTGAGAAGAAGTACAATGACATTCTTGCAAGGCTGAAAGAACTGGCGATTCAAGGTCCT